GTAAACCGTCCGACCTATGAAACCAGCCGCAGCGAGGAAGTCAGCCACGGCGATTTAGCCTGGGCTACCATGCACGCGCTGGCAAACGAGCCGCTGCAGGGACAGGCGGCACACACGCAGAACATTGTGGAGATTTACTGATGAGCAAACGCAGGAACCGCACCCGCACGCAGCCCGTGCCGCAGCCGGATAACATGACCAGCGGGGCAGCGTCGGAGGCGTTTACCTTTGGCGACCCCATCCCGGTGCTGGACCGCCGCGAACTGCTGGACTACGTGGAGTGTGTTATCAATGATCGCTGGTATGAACCACCCGTGAGCGTTGACGGGCTGGCGCGCACGTTCCGCGCCGCTGTGCATCACAGCTCACCCATCAGCGTAAAGTGCAACATTCTGGCGAGCACCTTTATCCCGCATCCGCTGCTGAGTCAGCAGGCGTTCAGCCGCTTTGCGCTGGATTACCTGATTTTCGGCAATGCCTACCTGGAGAAGCGGACCAGCCGCCTCGGTAACACGCTGAAGCTGGAGCCGTCGCTGGCGAAGTTCACCCGGCGCGGTCTGGACCTCGATACCTACTGGTATGCGCACTATGGTATTAACACGGAGCCTTATGAGTTTGCGAAGGGCAGCGTGTTTCACCTGATGGAGCCGGACATCAATCAGGAGATTTATGGACTGCCGGGCTACCTGTCGGCCATCCCGTCGGCGCTGCTGAATGAGTCGGCTACGCTGTTCCGCCGTAAGTATTACCTCAACGGCAGTCATGCGGGTTTCATCATGTACATGACCGACCCGGCGCAAAGTCAGCAGGACGTGGACAATATCCGCAGTGCAATGAAAAGCGCGAAGGGGCCGGGCAACTTCCGCAACCTGTTTATGTACAGCCCGAACGGAAAAAAGGACGGCATCCAGATCATCCCGCTGTCAGAGGTGGCGGCAAAGGATGAGTTTCTGAACATCAAGAACGTAAGCCGCGACGACATGCTGGCCGTGCATCGTGTGCCGCCGCAGCTGATGGGGATTATCCCGAATAATACCGGCGGGTTTGGGGATGTTGAAAAGTCCAGCCGTGTATTTGTCAGGAATGAACTTATACCATTACAAAAACGATTAAAAGAGATCAACGAATGGCTTGATGATGAAGTGATCTCTTTTGAAGAGTATAATTTGAACTGATATTTCTTATTGCGGGCATCTGAAAAGATGCCCATCTCTTCAAGAAAATCATTAATAGTAACTATTTTCTTCTACAGAGAAGGCTAAACCAACACCTAACTTATCAATATGTATATTATGTTGTACGTCAATAATCTCATCACCACTTATTGAAAACTGCATCTCTACTTCAACAAGAAAACTCTTTTCCTCCACTTCTACATTTTGAGTTGAATCCATAGGTATCATAACTTTATCTTCACCATCCCAATATCCATTAGTAAAGTCAGGACCAGAAGCTGTAACCTCGAAATTTACTGATATATCGAATGTAAGGATACAGGTGTCTCCATCAATTGATATAATAGACGGATCAAGATCGCTCATACTGATAACTTGAAAAGATTCAATTTCTGAATCCTCCCAAGATGAATCATTATAAGCATCTGCACCTTCTAGTAAACTTTCGATCTCCAGCTTTATTTCATCCTGATGGTTTTCCACATAAAGAGAAATAGCCCTAGACAAGGAGTTATCATGTGAATTATAAATATCAAGAAGTTTTTCCAGCGTGTCAACTTGATAAAAACCCTCCTTAATCTCACAATATTTTTTCAAATCCTCATCTTCGGAAACGATATACACCCCTTCGTCTTGAACATATTTCTCTACTGCAGCTAATGATATTGCATCTGGAAATTCCGCTTTCTTTTTCCCTTCTCCAAAAGGAGGTTTTTTACCAAAGTAGTCATTCAAAACCTGCTCAATATCAACCTCTGATAATGGTGCGAACTCAGCATTGCAATCATCTAAAAATTCATTGAACGCTTGTTTGGCTGACTCATAGACCCCATCTGTTTCAAGTGGTGAAAAAAAACTTTGCAGAGGGCCACCCTCAATGCTTTGTAGGATTTTCGCTTTTCTTTGGATAGTCTGAACAGCTTGCAAAGCATCTTTAATTGAATCATCAATTTTACTATGCACTTCCCTTTCAACAATTGATGTTGTTATCAAGGTTAATTCGCCGCTTGTGCAAAGGTCATAAAATGCTTTAAAAGCTACTCCTTCAAAATGAAGACCTGACTTTACATAGCACTGAGTATCGATAAAGATATTCTTAGTCTGAAGCATACACATCCTTAATTGAGAAAAAATTAAAGGGACCCTCTAATGCAGAGGGCTGTATCGAAAAAAAATTACCGATAGGAGTCCAAGGAAATAACATTATCCTTGACTAACGATTTATTAAACAACAACTCCTTATCATTAACCAAGTTAATTACCAACTCTGGAGTCACTCTAAGCTTGCTGGCAATTCTATCAACATCATAACCTAACTCTCTTACAATAAAACTCAATGCATTATTAAATAACTCGGGCCGCTCGTGAATTATTAAGCAGTCCTCTTTTTCATCGACAGCTTCTCCTTTCCTTTTTAATCCAAAGAAAGCAGTTTTGTATTGTGCATCACTAAGTAGAGATAATTGGTGCGCACGATAAATAATAGCTGCCTTACTAACTTTCCATGTTAATTTGAATTGACTTAAACCCTGCCAATCAATTCTGCCTCCTACTGGCTTTGGAAAATATTTTGCCATCGCAGTTCGTGGTAACAATAATGCAGATGCAAAACGATTAGCTTGAGACTCGGTTATCCTGTCTCCTGTCAAAACTCCCTCATGTAATATCAAGTGAGCTACCTCATGTGCAATATCGAATCGCTGACGACAAGGAGACCTTTTCGCTGTATTTCTAACAATGAATGGCCTGCTTAAAGGCACAGATAAAGCATCAACCTCATCAGAAACAGAATCAAATGAAGTCACGAAAGCACCTAGTTTTTCAGCCAGCCGAGTCATATTTTCTATTGGTCCAAAGCCAAGACCCCACTCTACTCTACATTGCTCAGCAGCCTTTTCGATTTCTTCTTGTGTTGAAACTTTTAATTGAGGAAATTTTACTGGTGGTAAATTTAGTTCATATTCAAATAAATCAATGAGCCTTTTGAAAAGTTCAGCCTTAGCAATAGTGCTCAGTTTAGTAGCTAATCGGGTAGAACTACGTTTGCGAAAATGAACAATTTCTTCATTAATAACCACAGGTTGTTCGTCTATAAAAAAATCAGGATTAACCTGCAATGCGGAAGCTAATTTATGAGCAAGATCAGGAGTCGGCGCAGCAGCACCAGACTCCAGACGCTGGATATACTGACGGGTCTTTTCGACCCGCTCAGCTACTTGCTCAAGTGATAGCTCGTGATACAGACGAGCCAGGCGTAAATTAGAACCGTTAAACACTTTTCACCTACTCTTTAGAATTACTTTTTTTGTCCTTCTCAGGCAATGAAGCACTGATTGGATCCAGTTCAATCGTAACAGGAGTTGGAGGTGTATCATCCGTGGAATGGAGTGCAGTGATCCGCCCTTCACCATATGTCCATTTTGATACAATCTCTTCCATAACGTTGTAGCCAATGAAATGAACTCTCGCGCCTTCACCTTCAAACTCTGGTTTTTCAACGACAAAACGATGCATCGTTGGCACTTCAATTTCAGGTTCGAATAGCTGATCAACTTCATTCCGGCGATAGAATCCTGGCTTCTTGGGATTCTCCGGATCATCAGCAAAGAAACGAACCGGAATTTTCCCAATGTTGAACGTTATATCCATTCCTGAATTAGTGACTTCAAGCCATTCATGATCGTCACTTAAACAGATTTCTAAAATCTTCTTGCGTTGTCTGCCGAAAGTACAAGTCCCCCGAGTGTAGTTATCATCCAGAGGGGTTGAAAGCTGCTCATAAGTTGCATCCAGCACTTTAAGTAATTCTTCGGCAATGATACTTAAACGGCTTTCGCTAAGCTCGGGATAAAACTCCCATGGGGAACGATGGTTAGGCATAAATTACTCTCTCCAGGAGTGCAAATATTGTTGTTTGTCAACCTAGATGTTGGTGCATATTTCGATGTTTGTCAACCACCATTATTCAGCTTCTGTCTTACCATCACAATGCAGGCTTTTAAGTTTTTAAATCATCAGCGCGCGCTCGTAGCCCCGCCACGCCTGCCCGCTTTATGCAGTGGTTTTCATGCACCTGCATGACATAAACAAAAGCCCGCCAGTTCTGGCGGGCCAAAGGGTAAACGATCCTTTTGGGATCATGCGGATTCATGCAGCATAGACATGCACTCACCAGCAAAGAGTCAGAACAGGGGCAGGTTGTTATCTGGCTCAGTGATTTTCGTATCGGCCGAGACGGCATTTTGTAGCGCCTGCAGATAAAGCAGACCCTGCGAAAGAGAGACAGGGGCAGAAATCTCAAGCCAGAAAACACCGTCATAAGTCCGGCCTAACCAGAAGCCTCCGCCGTTCTCTTTTGGCCGCTGAAAGAAAACTAATCCGCCAGGTGCATAGTCAGTCAGGCTTTCGCCACGGTAAACTACCTGGTAATTCGAATCGCTTCCGGCCATCGCCTAACGCCTCGCAATGCTCGTTGTTCAACCTTGCCAGCGCCAAAAGTAAATTTTGCCGCCAGCAACGTTATTAGTATTCCTGGGTGAGGACTCAGGCTATTCCGCAGCGTAAAAAATCTCATCATCAGGAACTTTTTCACAGCTCGAATGCGCTAACTCAGCGATGATACTCATCGCCAGTTTCATATCGGATTGCTTACAATTTGCTATAAGTGACACCTCAGCAATGAACTGAACGCAAGCCATCTTACGGTTTATCGGTGCAAAATCTTGAGTGTCCATCTAACCCTCCCTTTACTCTAAAGACTGTATAACCATACAGTAGTAGATGCGTTACGAAATGTGAAATGTTTTTTCATTCAATCGGACCTAATCTGAAAATGAAATGTAATGTTTTCAGTGATTCCAACCTGTTATTTTGATTAGATAAAGCCTTGCTTGCTCCTGACTAACGGCTTCGCTTATGGGCGCTTTCTTAGTTCAGATCCATTGACTCCATTTATCATCTTCCTGCAGCCGCCCGTTCTTATAGAAAATGCGCATCCCCGCGCCTGAATTGAGACTGCCACCGCACAGAAGCAGATTTGTTTCAGTTTCCTCACCGGTAAAGCCCCTCGTTTTCAGCTCTGCAACAAGAGCAGCCCGCTCAACATCGTCAATTACCTGCTTATAACTCTGCTTCTGGCGCGGCTTCACCACCCGAAGACGCGCCAGCAGATCCCGGCGCTGTTTTCTGGTCATATTGTCGAAGTCTGCCGGGCCATACAGAGGCGTTTCGCCTGGTTCTATAGGTTCAACAGATACCGGATTGCCCCCTGAAATGTTCAGTTTTTCAACAGGGGGACAGTTATTGCCACGAGTCCAAGGGGCGCAAGCGCCCTGGTCGGCTGTCGCCTCCTGAACGTCAACGGCCTTACGAACCATTTTCCACTTCGTTGCGTGCGTACAGATGCGGCCAGCCACTAACGGGGACCAGATGCCATAAATGCGGGTGCCGTGATCGCCGTAAGGGGTAGGCTGGTCGTTAAGCTCGTAAGCAGTTCTGACGATGTGATGTTTACGTGGAACCAGTACGCCGCCCTGTTTCATGATGTAGGTGGCAAAGCACCCTACATCTGCAGCGGCCAGCACGGCGTCCAGCTGCGCGTTTTCAAGCACCGGCGCACCTGCCTTTTTATCGCTCTGATTTCTCAGCGCCTGACCGGCAAGCAGACGCAGTTCCCGGTAAGCCTGGCGGCCCGGAATACCAAAGAAGCGGAACTGCTGAACGCGATGAAGTGACGCCCACGCGCCTACGTTCTCCGCGCTGTCACGCAGGGATTTTCCGGTTTCTGCACTGATTTCATCTGACAGGCCACGGCCATCAATATTCTTACTGACGTACTTAGCGATATAACTGGTCGGTGAACCTTTGCGCGGGTTGATTAGTTCAGCTTTAAAGCGTGGCCCGGTATTGTTGCCAAGCTCTTCGCGGTCTTCGCGAATGGCAAATTTCCGCAGCAGTGCGGTGACTGAACGGCGCTCTTTTTTGCGCATGAAGCACAGCAAGTGCCAGTGTACGGTGCCGTCATGATGTGGCTCAGCAACCCGCACGCCATACCAGCGCATACCAGTTTTGTGCATGGCCTTGCGGAACGCGGCAAACGTATCGACCAGATAATCACTGCTCTGGCGAACCGTAGCCGTGGTCCACTTTGGGTTAGGCCTGCCGTTGTTCAGGGTGGCATGGAAACGAGAAGGGCAGGTGATGGTGTAAAACACGGCGCAGTCGCCGCGCATTTCCGCGATAAGCTCCAGTCCCTTAACGCAGGCCATCATTTCATTGCGGCGGTGAGCCGGGTTGCTGTTACTGGCATTCACCACGTCTTCCATATCCAGCGTATCGCCTTCATTGCTGACCAACTCATGCGAACGGAAGAATTCCAGAGACTTCCTGCGTTGCTCACGCTTATGGATCACCGCTTCAAAGCTGACGTAGGGGGACGCTTTTTTGTTGACCAGGCAGACAGCGCGCAGCTGCTCTTCACGCCATTCACAGCGCAGCTGCCACATCTTGCGATACCACCAGTCTGCGCACAGCATTCGGGCCAGCGAAGGCGGGATCAAATCATAGGGTACGGGCTTGCGGCGGCGCTTTTTGCGGCGTAGCTGCTCAAAGGCCGGGGGGATTACGTCCAGGCGCATCGCTTCTGCTGCAACAAGTTCCCATACCCGGCGGACCTGCTCCGGCGTCACGTCATCACTGACGAACAGATGGCCGCTGGCTTTATCCAGACACATGCTCATGTGCGCAGCGACCAGCGTTGATAAACGCTTGACCTGATTCTGGTTCATTTCAGGCAATGCCAGCAGGCCGTCCAGCCCGTCATGACCGGCCATAAAACGGAATGAGGCTGAAATCTGGCTTTCGCGCACGCGGGCCAGCCTTTCAAGGCAGGGGCGGATGGTTTCGCGCAGGTAACGGGAATAAGCCTGCGGCCTGCCGAGATTGTGGAAAAACTTAACGCGCTCCATGAGAGGCTTACTGATGTGCGAAGGCTGCGCGCTGACATCGGCCACAATGACCAGATCGGGATTGAACTGCTGCTGTTCGCGGGCCATCTTTGCCCGGCTGACAATTCTGTCCTGCACAATTTCGCGCTGGACAGGATCGCGGGACTCGTTGAAAAAGTAGCGGTCCCAAACCTCATCACTCATTGCCTCACGGCGCAGCTGCTCCTGCTCGTTATCTGCAGCATAAAGACTGATCAGGTTTGAAAGCGCGGACACCGGCGCAACTTCCGCCGGGTCCAGCTGTGGATTGATTGCCTTTTTAGGGGCGTTCCATGGGTATGCGAAAACCTGAGTCATTACACCGCCAGACTCATGTGACGCACTGCGATGATTTCAGATGCGCGCTTGCTTTCACCCGCAGCCACGCCAACAGAGCGGGCGGCAGTGACTTTTGTCAGGTCAAATTCACGGAAGATACTGCGGGTAAACAGGGTGTCGCTGTTTGAAACGATGACCGGGTTACGCTCAGAAATACCCAGCAGGGTGCAGGCCAGCGAGTGCTGATCATCGTCGCTGAACCCATCGGTGTGATAAGCGGTGAACGTGCCGTGATATGGCGGGTCGCAGTACACGACATCACCGGCACGGACCATGCTTAGGGTTTCGCTATACCCCAGACATTCAAACGTCGCGCGCTGAGCCTTCACGGCAAACGCTTCGATTTCTGCCAGCGGGAAATATGGCTCTTTATAATTACCGTAGGGGTTATTAAATTCGCCGCGCTTGTTATAGCGGCAAAGGCCACGGTAGCCGTGGCGATTCAGGTAGAGGAATTGCGCAGCACGTTCCAGCAGTGGCAGCGCCGCATTGAAGTTAAAATCTTCGCGAACCTGATAATAACTTTCTTCAGTTTGATTCTGAGTAAAGAGCGATAACGCAACGACAATAAACGGGCGGGTATGCTCTTTAACCTGACGATAAAGGTTAATCAGATCGGGATTAACATCCGCTACCAGATAGGCCGGATAATCCGTATTCATCATGACGGCACAGGAACCGGCAAACGGCTCAACCAGGCGATCACCGGCGGGCAGGTGCTTAATCAGTTCAGGCATCAGGCCGGACTTGCTGCCAGCCCATTTCAGGATGGTTTTCATAATGCCGCACCTTTGTGATGTGCGCTTTTCAGCTCACTGATTTCCTTGCAGGTCACGCACAGGGAAACGCCCGGCAGTGCGCGGCGGCGCTTCTCCGGTATTTCTTCGCCGCACGACAGGCAGAAAAACTCACTCGCCCCTGTCGGGCGGTGAGTCGCGTTAGCCAGATTGCGCGCCAGCTCTTCCTGCACGCGCTGCTGTACCATGTCCATTGAATCAGCCATCAGTGCAGCTCCTGCGCCTGGTTCTCAAAGCGTTCTGCTTCTTTGTCCAGCAACTCGATGATTTCCGCCGCTGACATTTCCTGTTTGCGGGCATGAATTGCCAGCGCAGCCAGGCGGATAGAAACGGATAGCGCATCATCAGAACGCTGCTCAGTTTTGGCCTTGCTCAGCAGGGCATTAAGCGTGTCTTCGTCTGCTTTAAAATTACGGGTCTGGATATTTCGCATTTCACTTTCTCCTGAATTCGGGCAAAAAAATGCCCGGCGGGTTTACGCCATTTAATTTCGTTGGGTTAATTAATTAGGTAACGTCAGATTCTTTGGAAATAAACTCACGACTGCTTTTAAGTGATTCATCGCGCTAATCAGCGCCGTTAATTCGTCACTCGTCAGTTCACTGAAATCAACGCTGTGACGTTCTTTGCTGATATTTGCCAGGAAGAAAATTGCGCTCAGTGCGCGGCCATTCTGTTCAGCCTGGTGATCGCGCTTATTACGCATATCTGCGATAAAGCGTTTGAGTTCGTGGCTGCAATCGCCATACATCATGGTACGAAGGGCAGAGATATGATTAAGCGCACTTGCACGCTGCCCTGCGTTCATCTGAACAGTGATACTTTCAGCTTTGTAACCCATGATTCTTTCCTCTCACTCGTTAATGCTGCCAGCAGTTCGGCCTGTGAAATTGCCGGGTGCCAGTGCCTGCCCTTATCTGCCGCAATCCAGCCGTGGCCGTATGCGTGGGACGGACTTTGCCGCTTCAGAAGCGGAGCCACTGAAAACGCCATATCTCAGACCATCCCGATTGATGCACCGATACCGCTTAACACATCAGCAGTACCTGAAAGTGCAGGGTTAGAATGAACGCGAGCCTGTACAGCGAGAGCCGCCAGCATCATGCAGCGAATGCCGGTATTAGCTGCTTCAACAATCCCGCGACGGCATGAGGTGGTAATGCTTGCGTGATTAGCAGCACTGGCAGCAAGCGTTCCCACCTGAGCGGATGCATTGAGCACGTAAGCCGGAAATTTTTCAGCGGCATGTTCATTGACAGGAACACATGGCAGACAGTGCAGCTGCGCCAGCATCCCATCCATCAGAGTCGCGTCCTCGGTCAGATCAGTAAGCAGCAGCACTTCTGGAACGGTCAGCTGATGCACCTGATCAGGATTCAGCTTGTTACGAAGCGTCTGCACTTTCATGCCTGCTTGCTGGGCCAGCTCCCGCATGTTGTGAGTCAGCGCAAACTTGCGGCAGGCGTCTTCGTAGTGGCTATGGGTGGAAGTCTTGAAATCAAACATGGTCATTCCTTTGCTCAACTTAAATAATTAAGTTGTTACGCAGCGACATAGCGGCAATTGATACCCTGAGCGAGCAAACGCGCGCGGAAGGCAACCATGTTGATCCGTGCTGCGCCACCCGCTTTTTTGCGTGGCATAACAAGCAGATCACCGTCTTCAACCATCTGTTTAACGGTACGAAGGCAGTAGCCATAGGCTTGCGCAAACTGCTCGTATGTCATCAGATCCGGCCCGGTCGGTATTGTAATTTGAGGACTCATAAGTGATTATCTCCAGTTGGTAGTGTCTCTGGTGCATTGGCGTGCATTTGTTAACTTGATACGGATAATACTGGTCAATTGATCTGTTGTAAACGGGTCAATTGATTTTTTGAGGGGCTTTATGAGCGGCGTGTTTGAAAATGTACGTGAGATTCTCTCAAGAATCCTTATATCTTATGGTGTTAGGACGCAGCAGGCTTATGCCGAGCTAAAAAAAATGCCCGTAGGAACTATTCATAACTGGATTAAACGCGGCAAGCTGCCAGGCGATTACATAGTGATGTGCGCCTTAGATACAGGTGCAGATGTAAGATGGCTCATAAATGGCGATGATGCAAAAGTAGAACGCAAAGTTAATGCTAGCCATTCGATCACTGGTGAGCGGCTGCTAGAGGCCATGCAATCATCAGGTGGAAAGGTCATTCTAAAAAGGCTTATGGACGCATATGGTTTCACTATGCAGAAGCAATTAGGAGAGCACCTGGGCATACCATCGGGCACCATGAGTGCCTGGCTTAGAAGAGAACATTTTCCCGGCGAAGTAGTCATCGCCTGCGCCCTCGATACCGGCGTTTCACTATATTGGTTAGCAACAGGTTACGGCTCAATGTATCCAGAGGACTCCCCTCTGGCGGGTTCTGAGGACGGCACCATCAAAGTTAATAAGTATTTTCTAACTAACGGTCAATTAGTTGAAAATGGATATTGGCGCGGTGATTCTTTATTCTTTTTAGAAGATGCTAATAATCAGATCATGGTTGATAAAGGGGGGGATGTTTTTTGTTTAAATACTTCCTCTCAAACATTGAGTAATGGTACATGGCTTATCAGCATAGACGGAATTTTAGATATTTATGATGTTGTCAGACTTCCCGGTAATAAGTTAAAAGTTTCTAGCGAGTCTGCATCTTTTGAATGCCAAGTATCAGACGTAATACCAAAAGGTAAAGCGCAATCCATCATCAAAAAAATTAAATAGACTGATAATTTTTTTTAAGCTGACAGTACGTTTATGAATAAAGTTTAAACCTTTGGGTTGATTAACATGGCAATCAAGAAATTACCGTCTGGCGAATGGCTTGCTGACTTTTATCTGGATGGCCGAGGTAGCCGCCGCATACGCAAATCCTTTGAAACAAAAGGTGAGGCAGTAGCTTTTGAGGATTACACTCGGGCGCAGGCCGAAAGCAAACCGTGGATAAAGGAAAAGGAGGACCGTAGAAAGCTCAGCGAATTGATCAAACTTTGGGACTCTTTGCATGGGCAGTCACTCAAGGCCGTCAAATCCCGGAAGGCAAAATTAGATATTGTGTGTGCCGGATTAGGAGACCCGATAGCTTCTCAACTGACGGCAAAAGACTGGGCGCATTATCGTGATCGTCGCCTTAAGGGCGAGATTTCTAACGGCTATCACGACGACCAATCAAAGTGGAAAGTAAAGCCTATAACGGTTAATAGAGAACAAAACTATCTTGCCGCTGTGTTCAATGAACTGAAGCGGTTAGGGGAATGGTCACTACCTAACCCACTGGAAGGCGTCAGGACGTTCCGGGAAGATGAAAAAGAAATGTCCTGGCTTACCTTAAAGCAGATCACTGAACTTCTTAATGGTTGCGAGCTTTACGGAAAGCCAGACCTAAAGATGATATGCAAAGTTTGTCTGGCTACTGGTGCGCGCTGGACTGAGGCAGAAACATTGACCCGTTCGCAGCTGTCACCTAATAAGCTGTCGTTCTTTAAAACCAAAGGTGGGAAAAACCGAACTGTTCCGATCCCGCACTGGCTATATGATGAACTAAAGGAACGGCAGGGCAGGATGTTTAAACCATGCTATCAGGACTTCAAAAAGATGCTGGCTACCACCACAATTCAGCTAATAGAGGGCCAGAAAACCCACGTATTGCGTCACACGTTTGCCAGCCACTTTATGATGAATGGGGGAAATATTCTGGTACTACAAAGAATCCTCGGTCATGCGAACATACGTGAAACCATGAAGTATGCCCACTTTGCCCCTGACCATTTAGAGGAAGCCGCTGCCCTTAATCCTCTTGCCATTTTGATGTCTACAAAATGACTACTCAGCATGTACGTGCTTGCCTTTGGTTGCACCAGATATAGGCTTAACTTACTGTTTAATAAATAAAAAGCTTATGCATCAATGGTGTCTTGAAAAAGCGTCTTAACTAAGGTATCGCTAACGCGACATCTAAAAGTTAATAGCAAACGAGGGGTTGGCATCTGCCAGCCCCTTTTTTATGTCACAGTCAACCTTACTGCCTGCAGTTAACCGTCGTCCGGCCGCTGAAAATGATAAATCGCGGTATTAACCGGCCCTTCCTCTAATACGATCAGGCCATAGCGACAGCCAATGAACTGACCACCGCACTTCTCAGCCACGCCCCGACTGGCCAGGTTATCCTCTGCTGCCAGAATCTCAATCACCCGGGGCTCTGGGCGTGAAAACCCCAGCGGCAGCAACGCGGCCACCGCGCGGCTGGCGATGCCCTGACGCTGTGCATCACTGCGAACCCAGTAGCCAATTGCGCTGGTGTCACCCGGATGACGGGCAAAGCGTATTCCTGCGCCCCCCAGCAGCTGGTCATGCTGATCAACTATGGCAAACTCTTCCGCTTCCTCTTTCATCCGTTGCCAGTGGGTAAAGCGGATCCAGCTTTCTGCTTCATGAGGCTGATAATCGTGATGCGCCCAGACCATCCATGGGATAAGGCTATCCAGCGAGGCATTAACCGCAGTGGTAAACGCAGATACGTCGCTGAGCTCAAAAGGTCGCAGATAAATATTTTGTGGTGATGGGTACAT